AGTATCACGAAAGATACGAATAGCGACACCATTAGCAGGTGCTGTAGTAAATGCAAGCGTTGTTGCATTGGCAAATGTAAATGCAGTTGTAGCTACTGTGTCAAGTGTTACCTTAACATCAGCTTGTTTCAAATATTCAAATGTAAATGAATAGTTCGTTGTGGAACCATTCCCTGTATATGTAGTTTGTGTGATTGCCATTAGTAACGATTACCAGGTATAATGCCCATTTCAGCTTGTTCCATATTAATTTTACGGAGCTGAATGCGCTGTTGGATGTCCGATTGCATCTCAAAATCTAACTGATTAAATGCTGCTTCTTCAGCTTGTTTTTGAGCCTGATTTAACATAATATGAATTCTATCATACTTACCAATAGGAGTAGTTTCAGAATCAATACGATTTCTACGTGCTTCTTTTAACTCTTGTATTGTATTACGTGCGTCAGCAGAACGCATAATAGGACCGATAGCTTCTTTAAATACACCCATTTCACCCATAATACTATAAAGTTTAGCCCTCTCAATATGTGTTAAATCAACACCATTGCGTGTTTTAAATGCAGACGATATATCATATTCAATATCATATAAGAATTTTTCTTCTTTAGACATTGCTGGATGTACTTTAAGTGGGGAATATGTATTATAAATACGTTGAAGCATATTGTATTTATTAGGCGCTTCACCAGTAATAGGATTAATAACAGTAGGTAGCCTGTTTGTTTGATCAATTAAACCAATCATTTGGTTACGATTAGCTAATTGACTCATAATATCATTATTAACTTCTTTTAAACCACCATCTAGGATGCGTCCAAATTCATTACGCATACCAGCAAGAGGACCAAGTGAGTTAATTTGACCTGCAACAAATCGGTTTATTGTATATTTATTTGAACTCAACAATTCCACAAGTGGACGTAAAGCAGAAATACCAGCTTGATCAGTTGCTGCAGCACCTAAAATAAAACCTACTTTTTCAAATGCTTTTTCAGTAAAACTTTCACCAAGCATATCAAAGTTATCAGCAATGTTAGCAACCATTGCAACCCAATTACTTAAACCAGGACCAAGTATTTCGTTGTATTCAACACGTGTACCATCATCAAGAATAATTGAACGAGGTTTAAAGTTACTATTCTTTTGACGTGCACGATTAAGTTGACGGTTAACACTACCATCACCAGTTACATTATAAAGACCATCACCAAAGAACCTATCTTTTAAAATAGAAGTAAGGACTGTTCCAACAACAAAAGTGCCAATAGCTTTTCTACCAAGTGTTTTATTTTTTAAATCAACAAGAGTATTTAACTTAGCAACCTCATCCATTTGTTCAATTCTATATCCTCTAGAAACAAGTATGTTTTCTACGTGCTCAGGGTTTTCCATAAAGGTTTTTAGAGGAGTATATGCTAAATCATGTATATCTTTTTGGAATGAAAGCAACGGTGCTGGCAAGTAATCATCAGCAACCCTTACCACGTTTGCCATCATCGTAGGAAAGGTTAAAAATGGTGTCAATCCAGGTACAAATTCCAAAAGACCATTTAAAGACTTAGTATATCTAGACTCTAAGTTAAGAGCAATATCAGAATTGTTATACTTAACAGCTTGATCTACAATAATACCATTACTATCAAACATACTGTTGTATTCAGCATCAGCTAGTTCTTTAATTCTAGCTGGTGTTGCAGCTTCACCAAGACTCTCAAGCTCATTCATAGCACGGAAACGTGCATGGGTATTAGCCAATGTAGCACCATTCCAGCTATCAAAACCCGTCAATGCATTAGGCGTTAGTCTAAACACAGGGTCAGCTGCCATCGCCTGCATTTCGTCGTATTGTTTAACTATAAATTTAAATCCATGATTACCTCTTATAGATTCCTGTTCAGCCATATAACGGTATTGATTTATCTTTTCCTCATGTTTAAGCATAAGATCAAGACGTGTCTGCCCTCTTACTGAATTAGGATTTTGTGAGGCTTTTGCAAACATATTAGCAGCATATGGAATTGCTTTTTTCTGAGTATCAACCATAGAGCTATAAGCCATCCAACCACGTTGAACACTCTTCATATCTCCACGTAGCATAGCACCTGCAAAATAAGCAACAGGTTCTGCAACTTGACCACTAAGGTTGCCATACAAAGCTTTAGCTCCAGTAGCACCAGAAGACAACAATGAGTTAAAGTAATTAGATCTTACAGCTTGTGCAAGGATATTAGGTGCTTCTGGGTTACCATCAATAAGAGGTCTCCACCTTACAAAGGTATTAAGAATATCTTCATTTACTTTAGCAATACTATTAAGGTTGCCATCACTTTGTTCGTATAATTCAAGAAATGAATCAAGAATTTCAGGACGATTAGCTTGTAAATACTCCCAGCTTTCAGTAAACTTTTCACTATCTGATTGAATTTGACGAAGTGCTACTGGATAACCTTCTTTAATGTCGTTAGAAATCTGATCCGAAGATTTAAACAAGTTTTTAGCACGCTCACCAAGAGCAGCAAATCCTTTCTTTTGAACAGTAAAATAACGAGTAGAACCAACCAGTTGTTGTAAAAAGTTAATCTTATCTAGGATCTGTTCTTGAGCATTTTCAATAGAAATAGAACCACGATTTAAACGCATACCTTCAGCAAGGTCAGCAACTTGACCAGCCATAGACGTTGCTGTATAAGCCTGTGCTTTAGCAACATCCATACTAGTGTAATTCTTAACTAGAGAATTAATACTACTCAAAGCATCAACATAACTATCTTGGTTAAGTACTTCTCCACCGAACTCATTAGTTGATGGGTTTAGTACACTACGCATATCTTCAATACTAGCCGTAGGATCAAACAACTGAAGAACAAGGTTATCACCAGCTTCTGCTACTTCATCTGCAGTTACAGTGAAATCATCAGCAACCATACCAACACGATCAGCTTCTTTAAGTTGTTGTGTCAGACCAATTGTAATCTCTTCTACACCACCAGGAGTCTCTGCACCATACTTAAGAGCAGGACCACTAATAAAGTTACCAAGACGACCATGTACTGTACCTTTGTTAGTTTGAATACGTGCTGCATCAATACTAGCACCAACAATCCCAAAGTCATCTACAGTACGCATTCCAACTTCACGGAACTCATACAAGTCATGTACACCTTTAATAGCAACATTAGGCTCTGGTGTTTTACTCATATTGTAGTAACCAAGCTCATCCAACGCTTCTTCCTGTTTAGCTGCATATTCTAGCATAGCCTCTTCAGGTACTGAGCTTTTTGGCTTCGGACTATTAGCTGCAAGGTACTTAACAGCTTGATCAGATTCACCAATAAGTTTAGGTGGTTTCTTAAATAGTTTACCAGTTTCATCTAAAGATGCAGCCATTTGCCCAGCAAAACCAACAAAAGGAATAAGAAAACCAAGAGCAAGATCTTCGTTAATATTCTTCTGTCGTTTAATATCAGTTCCTTCTCCATCAAGAGTAGCCCAATTATCAGGGATAAAGTCAAATGTTTTAGGAAAAGATTTTTTCAGCATACCAGACATGTTATCGCCTGTTTCATATTCAGAACTAATAGAACCGACAGCAACACTAGCTCCTGCCTCTACGCCTCTAGTACCGATAAATTTCATGAAGGCTGATTCACCTAGCTTAGAGCCAACTCTAGCCTGTCCAGCCTGTCCTGCGGCCATACCAGCACCTTGTAGTAAGATGGTTGGTGCAACAACAGAAGATATTGTACGTGCAGCACTTGCTACTTCATCTTCATATTTAGTAGCTGTAGGAATTTGAGGAATCTCTAAACCCCTCATTAAAACACTAGCTACTTTATTAATAGCTTGAACACCAAAATCAATAATACCTTGACCTGGTGCACTTAAGCGTTCTTTAACTTGTGTATTGGTTTCATCAAGGGGTTGACCAAAGTAACTAAGACGTTGACCAAGCCCCTCAAAATAACCTTCTTCTTGTGTGTCCCCACCCGTAGGTTGAGGTTTCATTTCTTGTGGTTCAGGTTGTACTGCCGTAGCAGGTTGGATAGATTCTTGTTGAATAGCCTCACTCTGCTCTTGAGCAGCTGCCTGTCTTTGATTGATCTCTTCGATCTGTTCATTAGATAGGGTTCGTGACCGTTCTTCTTCATCCATCACCAAATCTTCACCCACATTAGAATAGTCTAAAGGGTCATTCATCTTGTTTTAATTAATACATTTAATAATAATTAATTTTATATTTAAAATCCAAATCTTTTAATTGCTGCTTCTCTATGTGGTCCCATTCTACTTACTCCACTTAATGCAGAAGTACCAAAAGAATCTTCAGCATTTCTGTTTGCTGCAGGATTACCAGCTAAAACAGTTGTGTAAAGATCTTCTAGTGAAGCTCCTTGTGTAGACATACCAGCTTTAGCAAATCTATCTTTAAAGAAATTAAGGACAGGTCCACGTAATTGTTCTTCAAAAGTCATACCTGGAGTAACACCGTAAGCATCTCTTTCAGGTCCACCAAATTGAATTAAACCACTGTAATTACCGCCTTCTCCACCAGCTTGGCCTGGATCATAAGTACCTCCAGTTTCAAAACCAATAATAGTTGCAAGGTCAATTGGATCTACTCCTAACTCTCCTGCTACTTCTTGTAATGCAGAACGTTGTCTAATGGCATCGCCACCCATACTACCACGTGTCATTGATCTTAGCGTCATGCCATTATCAATACCAGCTGTAGAATTTATAGTATTACGTTTGGCTAATATATTACTAGAAAAGTGATGTGCACTTGATTGTAACTTAGCTTGTGCTGGACTTAAGGAATCTAAAGTTTGTGTACTAAAAGTGTTTTCAATAATAGGATGATATTCACCTGATATACTGCTTTTTGCCTTCTGCATTTCATTGAAATATTCAGAGTAAGTAAGTCGTTTTTTATCAGGATTTGATTTGTTTATACTATCAACATTATTTATAAGGTTTATAGAAAATCTTGGTGTACCTGTTTGTTTATATGACTCAATTGTTATGTCTGTTGCTGCTTGTGTCTCTACACTATATGGATACTGTCTTACATCTGCTCCATATTTCTTTAAAGCAAAATCAGCTACTTCACGAAAGGCAACAGGATCCCCTTTTGGATTTTCAATGTTAGGATATACAATGTTGTTGTAAGCATCCTCTTTCTGATAAAATATATTATTAACATCAGCATTTGGTAAGCCTCTTTCTGCTACTGCTTTGTAATACAATTCCTCAATATTATTTTTTGTAGCCAGCGGATCTCCAGTTGTACTTAAATCCGTGTCATGGTATTCTAATATTTTGGCTTCAATAAGAAAAGCTGTACCACTAATATCTCTAGATCCAGCATTTTTTGCTGCTTTTTTTGCAAGCTCAAGATAGCCCTTTTTAACAAGGTTATCTGGTTTACCAAATCTTTTCTCCTCAGCTGCTGCCATAAGTTTTATAGCTGCTTTTTTAACAGTAGGATGTTTAATACTATTATTAATAAACTCTGGGGTAAGTTTTGAATTATTATATTCAAAATTCATACGATCCGTATCTTCAATTTCTAGCTCAGCTTTAGCATTGTTTAGGAGGCTTGTTGCATATGCTGGTAGGGTAAACCCTGACTTGTTCGCGAGGTCAAGCAGTGTTCGTTCCGCAAGAATGGGATTATCCTTAACAGCTGCAGTAATACTATCTTTATGAACGAAAAAATATTCGTTATATTGAGCTTTTCTAAATTTTAGATTTGCCTCATTAGCTTTGCGTATATTCTCGTTACGCTTTGCTAGTTGTAGTTTAGTCTGTGCATACCTTGGGTGATTCTCATTTAATATGCTATATTTTTCTGGATTTTTATTATATTCTTTCATAGGCACTCCCATTATACGTGCTTGTGCCTCGCTTAACATTTCTATACTGTTTGTAGGATCAGCAGTCATCTTATGTGTACTTTCCCATGCGGATCCCATATCTTTAAGAACGCTTTCAAAGTCCCACGCTTCAGCTATATTTTCAGCAGTTCCAGATCGAAGAATCTTTAATTTACTTTCACCAATTTCCAGTGATTTTTTTAAACTTCTTTCTACTGAACTTTTTGCTAATGCATCTTTTACTTTTTCTAATTCTGCAGAGGAGGAACTTAAATAACCTTCAGCAGCATAATCTAAACCAAGTTTTTCAACAAAATTTTTATGTTCCGTATCAGTAACAATTCTATTTCTGATTGGGTCATTGTATGCTTCAACACCTGAAAATTTGTTACCAGCAGAATCTGTATAAATACGGTCTGTGCCGTTAAATGCTTTAGCAAAAATTGCAATACCTTGATCTTTTATTAGTGTATTAGCATTAATTTGATTTACATTAAAGTTACGACCAGGATTAGAAAGATGACCTAATGTAGTCTGCCATCTTTCCTCCCCAGACAGCACCGCATTTTCTGTAACATCAGCATCAAAAGCAACTGTACCTTTTTTTATACTATTTAAGTTATTGTAATACTGATCTAAACTCTCTCTTTCTTTACCAAGATTTTGTCCTTGAGCTTTTTTTGTATCTTCTTTAAGCTTTGCTACTTTTGCTTCCTCAATAAAGGACGCAGCCGTTTGACTAAGACTAGAAATAGACTCAAATATTGCATTCGATGCTTCACTATCAAACTTAGCTTGCTGTCGATCAATATTAGCTTGTTGAGACAACGCAGTTTGTTCGTTCTTTAAATTCTCAATTTCAATCTCACGATCTCTCTTAATACGGTCTTGTTCTAAAGCCGCATTTTCTTGCATTGCAGCACGATCTCTCGCTTGCTGTTCTTTTTCAGCTTGAAAATTCTGCTCCATCCCCCGAATTTTTCGGTCACTATCCCTTCGCATTTGGGTAATGCCTTCTTTAGATAGTTGAATGGGGTTAAATGGTTTTACCCTAGTAGAAGGTTGATACTTTATTCTTGCCATTATTATGATGCTCCAAATAATTTACCTAGACCAGGTGTTGATGCTCCTTGTGCCACTCCTTGAGCAATAGGTGCAAAAACACTTTGCATTGCTGGAGATGGAACGAAACCAGGAATAGCTTTTTGACTTTTTAAAAAGATGTGTTCAGGTGGTTCCATAGGTTTTGGATCATAAGGAAGTCTTTCAGGTTTTATCATCATACCAGCTTCAGTATTAAGATCAGCATATTGTTTCTGAAGACCAATGTTTTGAATATTTAATTCCGATTGACTTTTAGCACTTTCGTAATTAGCATCAATCATTTGTAGGTTTTGGCTGTAATCTCTGTTAGCACTATTGATTGCATTAGTAATTGATTCAGTCTGTAAAAGAGCCCTTCCTCTTGCTAATTCTTTTGTGCTAGCAATCCTTTGTAAATTAATACCAGTATCTGTTTCTGCTCCTTCAAGAGTACTACGAATTTGTCGTAAATTACGACGAGTATCTCTTTCAGCACCACTAACAGCAGTATCAATTCTTTGTAAATTAAGACCAACACCTGTTTTAGCAAGACTCATCTCGGCATTAAGTTCAGCTAATTGAATACCAGCTTGCTTACGCTTACCAGATAAATCAGAAGATAATGCCATAAGACTACGTTGAAGTTGTGCCCTACTAGCTTGTTTAGATTTAGCGGTAGATTTACCAGCTTGACCTAAAGAAGCTCTACCTTCAGCAAGCAAACCTTCTACCATAGCAGATTCTTTTTGAATATTACTTTGAGAAGTTAATTGCTCAATAGTATTTTCAATAGATGCAGTACCAGTCTGTTGACGACTACGAATACCTTGTAGTTGTGTATATTGTTCTTGTCTATTTATATTTTGTTCAGCATAAGTTTGCTTTAAACCAGACAGCTGTTCTTTGCTACTAAAACGTGCTTGATTAGAAGCTTGTTTTAAACTAGATATCTGTGATTCACTACTAAAACGTGCCTCAGCCTGACTTGCTTGTAAATCTAATCTAACACCTTGGGCGTTTAGATTTTGCTGTTGTAGTTCATCTTGTAAAGCTACCTTTGAATCTGTAATTGAAAATTGTTTTTGTAAGAAAGCATCATTTAAAGCACGTTCTTCTGATTCAATTGCAAGAGCAGCATCTTGAGAATTCAAACCTAATTGAGCAGAACCAAGTGCTTGGCTCTTTTCAAACTGTTTCATTTCTGCATCAAATTTATAATCCTGAATCTCTTTACCACGTTCCCAATTAGACATTGCGACTTCTTGATTAAAGTCGCGCATCGCATAATAATTTGCTTCACTATTTTCATCAACTTCTTTATTGTATCTGTTAGTAGCTGCAGCTACTCTTTTGTTATGTCTTTTTTGTGATCTTCTATTGTTTTTGGCGGTAGTGTTATTTTTAGATGCTTGAACACCACCCGCAATGCCGCTACCAATAGAAGCTACTGCAGCGATTCCTGCCAAAACGCCTACTATATTCATTTCTAAACCAGAGACAGCAAGCTGTTCATCTAGAAGATGACTACCTTTTGGATCAAACATATTTAAGCCCTCCTATAGAAACGTGGTGAATAGTTGCCTTCCCACGTCATTGACACCAACGACACAGGGTATGGAAAATTACTTGTCACTTTTAATTCAAAATTAGTATTACGTTGATGGATTGGTATAGTGAAAAGATGTTCAGATGTAATAGGACTACTATCTGCTTTATAGATATTAGCGTCTGTTACATATTCTACGTTCTTCCACTCATCAGATCCATCTGCTTTTACTTTGAATAGCATTGGACCTGTCCTACCTATAGAGAATGTTACTCTAGAAATAGTTAATGTAGCTGTATAATCAGAGGTATTAGGATCTTGTTTATAGTATAATTTAGGTAGTGTTGTTTCAAAGTCATAGTTATAACCTACAACAATACCATCAGCATAACTAGAATAGTCACCTTTAACTTCAAAGTAGTGATAACCTGTACCAATCTCTGTACGTTCTGTTGCCTCTAGATAAAAACCAGCATCAGCATCTACTTCTGCAGTTGTACCTACATCTGCTATTGGAACAGTAAGAAGCATTACACCTTTAATATTTTGAAAGGGTGTATAAGGTACATAGATTTTAGTTACTTCATTCGTTGAATCATACACCACCGCATTGACACCTACAGCAGGCTGTACGGGCCTTGTAGCCATGTCTAGGCATGAATTACCAGTAATGGTATTTGCGCCTGCTACAGAGCTTCCTGTGGGTATCTCATCAAGTACGATCTTACCCAGTGTATACTCATCTTCTTGTTGTGATACAATGAATACAGAATCATTAATGATATCTGTTGCTTGGATAGTACCAGGTAGTTGCCACTTTGTCCATGCTTGAAATAAATTTTGCTCTCCACTATTAAAATACCTGAAAATATAAAGATAAGATGTAGAAGTATCTACCAGCATAATAACAGAGTTTTGTGGACTAACTGTTAGACTATCAATACTTTCTGGAATCCATTCAATAACAATCTTACTAATGTCAATTACATTTGGACCTTGATCAACATCACGTAATTCCATAGTAAATAGTTTACTATATCCAGGTACCTTAGTAATAAATGCTGCTGTACTACCTACATCAACAGGTGCTATATCAGTATTTACCTCATAGTTTGATAGATCTTTAATAACTGATGTAGTAGGTGTTAAGATGTTAGAGTCAGAAGCATATACTTGAAACTGCTGTCGTGCACTGAATAAAAGTAAACCTTGTGGAGAAGGTAACACATCAGACAATGTAACAGGACGGATACTAGCTACATTTAAATCAATAGGATCTGATGCAGTTTGTACAGTAGCAGACTTTACAAAGAAGTTAAATGAATCATTTGCTCTACCAAAAAATACATTATCTTCAGATAACAAACCAAATCTATTACTATAGAAGAAAGTAGATTGGATAGGAAATCCAATGAAAGATGGAATAGGACTTGTCACATCATCACCAGTTTCTCTAGCAGTATAAGTAAGAGGACCGAATGTAAATGTAGTAGGACCAGTATTTGCTAACTGGTGTGGCATGGTAGATGCATTAAGACCAGGTGAGGCATTACGTGATACAGTTTCTTGCCAATAACCTCTACCTTTTACACCATCAAAAGCTACAAACTTTACATAATAATCATCTTCGGCAGATGCACTATTTAAAATTTGTACATTGTGATCGTGAAAAGATTCAACAGGTAGACTAGATATACTTGTTACTGAATCTTGAAATGCTTCAAGTGATGTGTTAGTAGGACCACCTTTAGCATCAATAGTAAATGCTACTGGTGTACCAGATGGTGCACTATAATCAGTTACAACTTGGTTACTACCATTAGTACGTTTAATAACAAGACTAGTAGTGTATCCTTCAAGATACCACGAACCTGCAAATGCTGCATTACCTGCTGAATGTTGTGCTTCAATACCAGCTTTAATTGAATCAACAAGATGGTGTGAAGTATTAACATTACCAGAATCAAACAACAACATGTCATCATATGTTGTAGAATTCTGAGCCGTTGCTGTAAATGTTACATTTTGAATAGTTGCCGAATAAACGTAAGAAGCAAGGAGTGATTTTAAATGTAACGTAGCTACTGAATCTGAGACAAACGTGCCATTAGGTTGCATAGCAGTTGTAACAGTTTTATTTGTAATAACTGTAACGTCCTGTACACTACGGAAGTGATAATCTTTCTGTGTAGTACCAGTTAGATATGAAGCTGCATTGTTAGTTACAGTACAAAAGGTACCATCAGTTGTAGTCCAGATATAAATGTTAGAACCTTTAATAGCACCAACATAAGAACCAGCGGCATCACGTTCAATAAAGAACCAAATAGCACCATCTAATTCAGCTTTAGTAAATGCAGTACCATTAGCTTTCTTTAATACATTTGTATGTTGCATCCCTGGTCTTTTAAGTAGACCAAAGGTAGGATCAGGGTAACCGTTAATGCATTCAGTTACTTGTCCTAATAATTTTTTGTCATCATTTTGGCGAGACACACCACCAAGAAAATTGGGTACTAGTTGTGTTACTGCTGGCATTAGCGCATTAAAGTATGGAACGGCTGGTAGCTTTGATAGAAGTTCTTACCTTTAGGACTACCAAAGAATGTATAGTCTCCTTGGTTACACTCATATTCTAAAGCTGTAGAACGAGCGAGAGCTTCCTTCTGTTGTAGCATTTGGTATTGATTAGGATCACCAATAATTCTACTAGAGACAATAGCAGCAGCTTTAGCAATAATAAATGCTTGGATAGTAGTAGGAATACTAGTCCAATCAAAGTACCAAATAACATCAACGTATAGTTTTTCGTCTGTCCACACAAATGAATGAGCAGTCTTATCGTAAAGTTTTCCTTCACGATTAACACTATCTCTATCCATGTTTTGTGTATAGGTAGGATTCAAATCCATCTGAAGCATGTTATTAGGAATAACTACTTCATTGTTTGAATCTGGTGTAATTGGATAGTCGTATTCTTTATTGAAAGACCATCCTTCTGATTGTATTTCGCGTGACACTTCTCTTAGGGTGTTGAGTGCAATCGCAACGTCCGGGTTGGTTTGTGATTCAACTCTACTTTTAACAATTGATTGTGTCAAGATTTGACTACTAACAGTCTGTGAAATATTGATAGTATAAGTATATGTAACAGGGTCTGTAGCTGGGGATACCTCTACACCTGCGACGGCAATAGATGTACCAACAGTTACATTGGGACCACCAATATAGGTACCGACTGGGATGTCAGCTGTTGTAGTAGTTAGAGTAGTACCGGAAATAGAACCAGTAAATTTAGAAACTTCATTTAGTATAAAAGTTTCATCGCTTGTTAGTGTTGTTACAGGAGCCTGACCAACTGACGCCAGGATCTGATTAACAGCTTGTAGCTCAGTGTTGGAGCCAGTAGTAGGGAAGGCCATAATGAGTATTATTCTCAATAAAGAATTAAAAAAAAGGAGCCCCCGAAAGGACTCCCATGTATATAAAAATCAGAATGCAGAAGGAGCAGTAGCACCAACATACAGTTCGACAGCAGCAGCAGGGTTCAGATAATCTGCACCACAGGCAAGCCGCCCGAGCATCACGTCACCTTGGTAAACCACGGATACGTCTCCACTGGTGACTTGCACCTGTGGACCAATTGCTTCGACCATACCGGCTGCTTCCTTCTGGAAGATCAAACCGCAGGACTTAGCGCCGACTTCAGCAGCAGTACCATAATCATTGTTGATACCAGCAGTAGCGTCACCGGCATCTTCCATAGTTTCACCCACGAAAGAACCAGTGTTACCAGGATCGGTTACACCAGTTGTACCGCCGTAAGCAGTACCATACTTACCCAGGAACGGAATGTTCATGGACTTGTAGATCTTGATACCAGCAATATCGATGATACCTTGACCGGACTGCAGAGCAGTGCCCTGAGAGTCACGGTTCACCAGGCCGTTGGAACCAACAGCTTGGATCAGTTCATAGTATTGACGTGGGTTCAGGACGGCAACACGGCCATCACCTGATACACCCTTCTCGTCAAGAGCAGCAGCTGCATCATAGAATGCAGACACCAGGTTAGCAGCAACATATGCATCAGAGTCATTGGTGGTAGAACCTACACGGATCTGTGTACCACCTGGCTCAACATAGTTAGTTGCAGTAATAGGTGACGCCTTACGTGCACCACGTGCAACAGCACGGAATGCAAGACGGTCATACTTCTCTGCCAATGCATAACCGATCTTACGTGAGATCTCGCTGCGCAGGTCATAATGAGAAAGTACCTCGTCCAATTCATAGACGAAAGCAGAGCTGATCAACAGGTCATCAATTGTGATCGTCTTTTCAGACACTGGAGGTGCACCATTGGAATCACCCAAAATGCTGTTACCAGGAGTGTGGAACTCCGACTTGGTACGACCAGTGAAGATGAACTGCAATGATTTGCCGTTCTTAAGTGTACGCTTCATGATCAAGTCACGAGCGATTGTGTTATTCTGGAAGCCTTTGAACATCTCGCCACTGAACAACTTAAGGTACAGTGCGCGTTTTTCAGAAGTATTAGCCGCCGCCAGATTATTAGCACCCAGCTGAGTTAGCTGAGCAGGGTTTACAGTAGATTGAAAAGCCATTTTTTTTAAAGAGAGTTATTTTCGACTCTCTGAACGTTCAGAGTTATTTAGTTGTATATGTGTGGTCTGTCCCACCGTCTAGACGGCAAAGGGTATCCGCGTACGGGCCAATGCCAATAGTAAAGAGGGGACTCGAACCCCTCTGTAAGCCTATTTCTTATTTACAGTTTTGTTGTACTTGTTGCCGCGATAAGTGAGAGTAACAGTCATTGTTAAATCCAATTACCTAGCCCCCGTTCCATGACTAGGCGGCATGCGTCCTAACGGATGAACGTAAGTACATCAACCAATAGCAGGTGCAGTCAGTGCTACCTCAGTGGTAGACGCTGCTGCCAGATCAAGTGGGAAGTTATGGGCATTACGCTCATGCATTACTTCCATTCCCAATCCCGCACGGTTAAGAATATCAGCCCAAGTAGGGACAATACGGTTCCCGTTATCGACAATGGATTGATTAAAGTTGAAGCCGTTAAGGTTGAAAGCCATAGTGCTAACACCCAAGCTAGTAAACCAAATGCCAACAACAGGCCATGCAGCCAAGAAAAAGTGGAGGCTACGTGAGTTATTAAATGATGCATATTGAAAGATCAATCGTCCGAAGTACCCATGAGCAGCAACAATATTATATGTCTCTTCTTCCTGTCCAAATTTATACCCATAGTTCTGAGATACATTCTCGGTCGTCTCCCTAACCAGGGAACTGGTGACAAGACTACCATGCATAGC